TTCCTAATGATAAGTCTACAATCGCTTCAGCTAAATTTTTCATTTCAGGTTCTCTTTTTTTCATTTCTAATTATTATTAGGGGTTAAATTTTACAATCTCTCTCTAAGTGCAAACAAAATTTGTTGATCTTGGCTAACCTTAACTTTGATAACGTTGATTTTTATCAAATACATTAATTCTTCAAACAGAACTGGAGTAGGAAGACCACTTTGTTTTTCAATCAAAGAATATTTTATCCAAACCTTATTTTTGCGTGAACAGGTTAATATTATTGCTTTTTGATCTCTATCAAATTCATCACTTCTGCCCATCCACTGTAAGTTTTTATCGTAACCTTTACCTGACTTCATTTGCACGATGTCTAGTATAGCTCCTATTGAATAACCTTCAAAAATTTAGACAACAGTTTTTGCCTTACTTGTATCTAGACACAACCCAAAGGCCAGTATGATTAATGTGGAACTCAACTGCATCTACATCTATGACAGGCACATCGGTTATGTTGCAGGTAGGAACTCCATTGTAAGTTGGTATCTTTGGCTCTATTCCCATGCATCCGACGACGCTACAATGACTTGCCACTTCAGACTTTTTTAAGGTTTCCTTCATCCCTTCGTCAACAGCCCTTCCTCCGTCTGTCCTAGCTATTGTCGTTAATCTTGATGGGGTTGATATTCTTTTTTCAATTGATGATCCAACAGTTGAAACTATGTCAGCCCAATTGGTTCCACTGCTTAAAAGAGAACTGGAAAGCACATTTTTAGATATTTTGTTTTCACTAAACCTGTAGCTGGCTTCATTGATTTTTGATGTGTTTGTAATTAAATTTTCATTTCTAGAGATTAAATTTGGATTTCTCAAGCCATCTGCTTCCTCAAGAACAAATCTAGATCTAGTGTATGCTCTATCAATCAGGCTTTGATACTTAGATCTTGCCATTTGAACTAAGGTTGCATCTTCAATAAAAGCCCTAGATGCAGCTTCGCTTAATATTGCAATTACCAATGCAATCTCTTCATCAGACCAAGTTTCATCAGGTTGAGATTTTGATGACAATCTTGTAGTTGATCCTAAAAGAAGAGCTTCATTTTTAAACTTGGTTATTTGATTTTCAAATATAGTTTTAAACTCTCTAGGCAAGCTACCCATTGCCTCTGACCTAAGTTGCTTTTGTAGATTAATTAAATTATTCGCAACTCTCTGGTTTTGACTTGGAGTAACTCTTTTAGCATTTCTGAATACAGACGGTTTGCTTTTTAAGCTAGCCAAGAAATTTACTTTGCTAACTCTTTTTAATGGAGCTTCTTTTGCCAGCATTAAATTTTCCTTGGCTTTCGCAACCTTAGCAGATCATTATCTATCGAAGCATTGGACTCTTGTGATATTTCATCGCCAGCACGATTTGGATCACCTCCTGCTGTCTCAACTTGATTCTCAACTATTTCATTGGGAACATCTCCAAAAGCATTTGCTAAACCTACCATTTCAATTGGTATAAGTTGAGTGTTTATGTAAAAAGAATCCAGTAATGGACTGTCAACTTTAGGCAATCCTGCTAAATCACGTAACTCGTTTGGAGTTATGGCTCCTTGCGATAATAATGGTAAATACTCTCTAACTACAGCCTCTCCATCCACAAGTCCATTTACAACAAAATCAATTTTGTAATCTTCATTGTAAAATTTAACTAAATCTTTATTTAGCTTCCTGAAGAATGCTAAAGCCAACGGATAACATGTATATCTTTTGAAATTAATATAATCTTGTCTAGCAGTTGCATAGTTTGCAGCCTTATCAATACCTGCAATGGACAGAGGTACTCCATGATTTAAGAAAATTTGATGTACGTTTTGTTTATCTCTTTCGATTTGCTGCATTTGCTCGGCAGTCATTCCAAGTTTTAAGAAATTCCATTTACCTGTAAGCCAAGCAATTTTACCAAGGTTTTTTTTGCCAGCATATTGATTCGCCCAAATTGACTTAACTCTTTCCCACTCGCCTTCTTCCCCGTCAAATTCTTCATTGACTAAAATTCCTGAAGGCAAGCCTCCATTTTGTTGGAAGTGTTCGTTAAGTATGTCTCTATTTATATAGTCTTTATAAAGACCTTTTCCAGCTTGTATGTCACCAATTCCCCAATATTCATTAATTGGATTAGGTCTTCTAAAGTGGATAACTTCATCAGGTGAAAATTCAGTAACAGTTCCATTGACCTTGTACTCGTAGTTTAAAATTTTACCTTCGTTGTCTTCATCTGGTATAATCTTAACCCTTGAAGGTATGAGCGGATATAATTCTTCTGGGAGTTTGGTTATTTGATTAATTCTATCTTTCAGCAAAAAGAAGTTACCCGTCAGCTTAATATGGTGGACGTACAGATACATTAGCTCTTCGAATGTATCCATTGCGTTAGGGTGTTTAATTAAATCAATAATTCCTGTTCTGTCATTATCAATAAAGCTACCAGATTTTTCATTAATTAAGTTAAATCCTGTCTGCATGACAGAATTCGCAACAATATCACATGCACGAAAGCTAGCCCAAACATTGCCTGTGCCTGCCTCTAGAAATGAATGATAATCATTAAGCTTATCTTCTCTGCTAAAATTATAGTTCTTACCAACATTTAAAAATTTGGTATTTGCCTTAGCCTTAAAGCCAAGCGCTTTTTTTATTTTAGAAGTTATGCCAGCCATTTTAAGCTATTAATAAAGGTTTATTTTTGTATGTCATTTCCCATGCTAAACTTACTGCGTCAACCTGATCGTCATGCCTGCCGTCAGGAAACAATGATAACTCATCTACAAAGTCTGCATTCCACAGTCCTTTAGCTAAATATACTTTACCAGTGTCTATACGAGAAATCCACCCATTAGCTCTTATCATCTTATTTTCCCTAGGAACCGAATATTTAACTGATGTTTTCCCTAATAGTGCATGCTTAATTTCTTCGTAGGCAGTTTTGAATCCACTTACTGCTTCGACTCCGATTCTGTTACCTTCTTGCTCAGCATATTGAATGACTGTGTTTTTAACACCAAACCAATTCATTTTCTTCTTTGCCATGTGAGCAATATAAAAATTGCCAGTTTTTTTATCGTAGCCTGCTAAGCATCCAGCTGTAAAATCACTTTTTTCTTTGTCTGTAATCGCTAAGTCCCAAGCCCTCACAAGCTCAACACTTTTGGGTATCTCGTTGATATCTATATATTTTAGCCCTTCAATGTTGGCAACGTTTCCGCCTTTAATTCTTGGATTACACCTGTAAAGAGATGTATAATCGTAAGCTCCAATATTAGCTTCTATTGCTTTAATTGCGTCCACATCCCATCTTTCTGACCATAACGCTTCACCTCTTTTTCGACCTATAGGGTCATCATCCTTTTCTGACAACGCTGGAAGCTCGATCAACTCCCAAGCTTCGTCCTGCTTACCTGTTTCTTTTAATTTAGAGATATATTCATCAGATGTTAGCCTGCCGACTAAGTCATCTGTATGCCATCTAGTCATAATTAAAATTACCGCCCCATCTCTTGATAATCTTGTAAATGCTGTTGATGTAAACCAATCCCATATCCTGTCCCTTACCAACTTGCTTTCGGCTTCTTGTCTATTTTTATGAGGATCATCAATTATTAATAAATCAGCCCCTAGTCCAGTCATCCCTCCACCAACTGTGGTTGCAGAAAACGTACCGCCCTGCATGAACCCCCATGTGTTTTTTGCTTGCAACCTAGGGTTAGGTTTAGCTTCAGGAAATGTTCTGCTGTATTGAACACATCTGCATCTATCTCTGCATTCTCTGCTATGTTTAAGTGATAATGAGTCACCGTATGATGACATTATGACTTGCCTAGTTGGATTCCTTCCGAGAAACCAAGCAGGAAATTCTATTCCTGCCATTCTGCTCTTACCATGCCTAGGAGGCATAGTGATGATCAATCTTTTACACTTTCCCTCTTCTAACCTTTGAAGCTTTGCAGCGAGATATTTATGGACGGCAGACGGTTGATAGTCTGAA